TGTCAGTCAAAGGGGACAAAAAGGGGACAAAAAAGGTGCAGGCACTTATGCATAGGCAACTATAATGCCTGCAGCCGGCATTTGTTTGCGTTCTTTAGCCTCTTTTAGCTTTATAGAATGCCTTTAAATCAACGTTTTAGCCCTTCTAGCTTTTGTTAGAAGGGCTTTGTTTTTGTTTTAAGGGGGACAAAAAGGGGACAAAAATATTTAAAGCCGGTCCATGGCAGCCGTGGCTTTCATAGCTTCCTTCTTTTTTTGAGAGTCCAAAAGATGACCGTATACTCGCATAGTGATCGTAATGTCTGAATGGCCAAGACGTTTTGAGATGTAATAGATGTCAATGCCTTGACTAATTAGATAGCTAACGTGGCTGTGACGAAGGCCGTGGAAAGTAATTTGTTTTTCTTTTGGGATCCCTGCATCGCTTTGCAAAATCGCAAGTGCCTTATTGCAGGCTGTGTCAGTAATGACCGTGTGCCACTGATTCCGCATGATCATTTGATCGGGATCTCTATAACCAGTTCGCAAGTATGCTGACATTTGCTCTTGATGAATGCGCTCGAGTAGCTTAATAACTGCTGATGACACTTCAATATCTCGTATTGACGCTTCGGTTTTTGTCGGCTTGAATCCAGTCCCATACTGATGATCCCAAGAACGGGTAACATGTATCACGTTGTTAATAGTATCTATATCAGCCCAAGTGAGCGCTAGAACCTCAGAAACCCGCATGCCTGTCATTGCCCCTAAATACACTGCAAGTGCCCCTATGCTTCGATATGAAGCCTTCTTGGCCGCCTGAGACTTAACCTGTGCAAAGTCGCCCTGATCAAGCACTTTGACTTTGCTTCCTGAACGAATTCCACCAACCTTGGCACCAAAAGTGAAGTCAGAAAAGAGCAGACGATCATTGATGGCTGCCTTAACCATTGAGCGGACATAGCTATTCATCTTGCTGACAATATCCTTTGAGCGTTCGCGAGGGCCTTTGCGTGTTGTCTCTTTCTTGCGGTCCTTACCGGCAGCGAAGTCGTTCAAGAAACGTTGCCATTCGATTGGACGGATTGAGCCAAGCTCACGGCCGTCAAAACGTGACTTCAAATGTTTTCTTAGCAACGTGTATCTATATTCAGTATTGAGGGACTTATCGCCTGACTTATAGGCATCAATCCATTGATCCCAATAATCCAAAAACAGTGTTCCAGCTTTGGAAGGATCGCCACCACGCTTTAGGTCATCTTCCACAGCATCTGCAGCGTCTTGTGCAGATGATTTGAGACGATATCCACCGTGTGAAGCGACCAACTGCTTACCGGCAGAATCCGTATACTTAACTCGGTATTCCCAATACTTGCCGCGTTTCCTAAATGTTGCCATCATTTACACCTCCTTGTGCTATAATACAAGTAGGTGCTATTGCATCTACCATACAATCATGGATCTATAAGGCGTCTACCCGTTCACTTTAGCCAGTGGGGTAGGCGTTTTTTATTTTGTATCAAGCCCCACTCTCCGGCTTGCACGGGGACGCCGCTGGCGTGGGGAAAGGACTTTTTTGTGTATTATCAATTATCATGATTGTAGTTTCTTATCGTTTTGTGAATGAGACGGATGGCATTCCTCCGATAATCACGGTGTCACCCTTTTTCAAATTGACGTTTACCTTTGGCACCTGACCAGCGGATGAATCGGATCCTAAAACTTCATTGATGTCTGTGCCAAATAGATTCTTAGGTTGAACAAAGAAGTTACCGGATGCGCCTGCTGCTGGGGACACCGTATATTTGCCTTTCTTGATATCCTTACCAACAGTCCAATATCCCGTGCCGAGGCTGCTGGTATTTTTCTTATTACGCGATGTTACGGGCACAAAGTGTGCTGATGTCATGCCGGAAATCTCAACCTGGTCGCCTTTTTTAAAGGTGGCTGTTACGGCAGATGTGGTTGCAGACTCATCTGATCCCAAAATCTCATTGACGTCTTGTCCGTTTGATTTCTTCGGCTGGTTGAGAAAGTTACCCGTGCCTGAAGTAGAACTGACCGTGTATCGCCCAGACTTGAGCTCCTCTCCAACGGTATATGTGCCAGGAATCAATGTTGCCTCAGCGGCTTTAGCTTGTGCCAGAGTCGGAGGAGTGATGAATATGGCGATTGCAGCTACCAAAACTGTGCCCAGCACCAGCAAAAAATGTTGTACTGACAATTTCTTTTTCATAATGAATCCCTCCAAAAAATTCAGCTTTTAACGTCGATCAGGGTTTGGACGTAAGATTGCCATATGGTTCAGCTTGTGTTGAGGAAAAAACTACAGTCCCAGAAGCTGTTTCTTCTTAGCGTTGAATTCTTGTTCATTAATAATGCCATCATCTAAAAGAGACTTATATTTTCTAAGTTCATCTGGAGTATCCAACTTTGAAAATGATTGAACGCTTGTTGAGGGGGATAACTTGATGTCCATAATCAATTCGTTTATCAGGTCTGATGCTTTTCTAAAGTCATCGAATAAATTGCTGTTTAAAGATATTGTGTTTGGAGATTTAGCAGGATCAGTTTTTGAGTCAGTAGACCAATAATTTCGTGGTAGATTTTGAACTCCTCCTGCTGCTACTTCAAAGTATCCAGTCAATAAATGAGTATCAACTTCGACGTTTGTGATGTTTGCAATCGGCATTTTAAATCGGTTCTGGCCGACAAAATGACCGGTCATAAAGCCTGACTTAAAAATGTAAAGATATGACCTTGTCACAATCAAATATTCTTTGAATGCGCCTTTAAGAGCTATAAGTACCTCCTCGTTAGATTCCCAGTCGCGAGCTATGGCTATCTGCAACTTGCCAATTTCATTTGGTTGAATTAAAGCGTTGGTTGATAGTTGAAATGACGTTTTGTTTTCGCTTGTTAAATATTCTTTCCCTGAACGGCCACTTTCTAAAATCTCTTTGAATCTATCAATTGTGAGCTGTTGTCCATATTTAGTTGCTTCTAGAGTACTAAAGCCCGCTTGTTTCCAGTGTGGTACGCATACCCAAATACCATCGCTTAGCTCAACCTTCCCAGTAAAAGACCCAATTTTAATGCCATCCACACCGCAAGTGTAAGCCATATTTCTCCCTCCAAAAAATTCAGCTTTTAACGTCGATCAGGGTTTGGACGTAAGATTATTTGAATGCGTATGATCCGACAACTTTGCCGATCACTTCAATATTGTCTGTGTCGTCAGCGTAGAAATCTGGGTAGATACGTTCGCCAGTTTCTTCATCTACGTCATCATTCAATGACCGAAGGCACAGACGGTCTTGCTCGAATATCAGCTTTTTGATGAATGTCATGTCATCAATATCAACTACCGCGATCATGCCGTTAGTAACATCTTGTGTTTTTTGAACAAAGACGAGCTCACCATCATCATAGGTAGGGTGCATACTGTCGCCGACAACTTTAAAACAGTAATCGTAGTGATACGGAATAGCTGTATCCGGAATCTTGACTGTGTCCATGGGTTCATTACGATCATCATTAAAGGCACCATATCCAGCGGCCACAATACCATCAACCTCAACATTGAACTCTGGTTCATCGAGATTACGTTCTACACGTGCCTCATCTAAGCTGACAACGTTGTCGGGGTTCTGCTGCTCATTGAGCTGCTTCTCTGCGTACGTGTAGACTTTTTGCTGACGTTCAGGGTGGAGTTTCCGCATTGTATTTGTAGTTTTCTCAATCACGGTGTTGTCAGTACTCTTCGACAAGTCTTTATTCATCATGTCGTCTAACTTTACACCGAACATATTGGCAATATCAGCAAGGATTCCCGCTTTTGGAGTATACTTGCCAGACTCCCATTCACTGACGGTAGAAACGCTTCGGTGGATCATTTCAGCGAATGTCTGCTGATCATAGCCGCGTTTTGCGCGCAGATACTTTAGATTTTTTGCAAACATGTCAAGTTCCTCCTTATTTCTATAGGAACAGTATAACACCACTTCGGAAAAACGGAAATATATTTCCGAATTTAATTTCGGAAAAACAGAATTTTATTGTTGACTTCGGAAAAACCGAACCGTATGATATAGACATAAAGAACGAAAGGAGGAAACAGCAATGAACGAAAAATCTGAGAAATTCACGCTTCGTCAATGGCGCGGAATTCGAGACATGCGAGTCAATGAGCTGGCGACTGAGTCTGGCTTAACAGTGAAAACGATTAATAACTATGAGCGTGATATTGATCGTCTTCGCGGAGCCAGTTATAAGAACTTAGAGGCTATTGCAAAGGCTTTAGGGATTTCGGTTGGGGATATTTTTTTGTCGCCAACTTCGGAAAAACCGAAGTACCCAGTAAAGGAGGCGGTATAGATATGAACGAATTACAACTATTTCAGTTCGAGGATAACCAAATTCGGACTGTCAGCTCCAACGGCATTATCTGGTTTGCTGCTGTCGATGTGACAGATGCTTTAGGAATTAAAAATCCGTCTGATGCTATCAAGCCGTTAGACGAAGACGAACGGACTAGATTTAATCTAGGTCGTCAGGGTAGCGCAAATTTCATCAGCGAACCGGGGCTATACAAACTGATTGGTGCTAGCCGAAAACCTGCGGCCAAACGTTTTAACCGTTGGGTAACGCATGAAGTTCTCCCATCAATCCGCAAGCATGGTGCCTACATGACGCCTGAAACGATTGAGAAGGTAATCTATGATCCAGACTTCATTATCAATCTGGCAACGCAGCTAAAGGACGAACAAGCCAAAACAGCGGCACTTACGGCTGATAACGAAACAATGAAGCCTAAAGCGTTGTTTGCAGACGCGGTAGCCACCAGTCACACAACCATCTTGGTCGGTGATCTTGCCAAGGTAATCAAACAGAACGGCGTTGACATTGGTGCCAAGCGGTTGTTCGCATGGCTGCGTGAGCAAGGTTATCTGATCAAACGGATTGGTGCTGACTATAACTCGCCGACACAGCGTGCGATGGAGCTAGGCCTGTTTGAAGTCAAGGAAACGGCGATCAGTCACTCGGACGGCCATGTAACAGTTCAGAAGACCCCAAAGGTGACCGGCAAAGGCCAGCAGTATTTTATCAACAAGTTTCTACAAAAGGAGATAACAGTATGAACGAAGAAAACAAAAAGCCCCGCACTGATATGGGTAGCACGGGGGTAACTCTTTACACTTGGCGCACTAGTTATCCATTTCCCCCAGCAGTAAAACCGGGAGACCTGGTGACAATCGTTATTGAGGACGAAGAATTAACCCACACTGTAGGAACCTTTGCTTTCGTCTCCTAAAGGAAGAGTGCTCCATACGGTAAGAACGTTGGACGCTCTTTCAACGAGGACCTCTTCTTTACCATCAACAATAAGATTACGAATCATAAAGAATTCATTTCTATCTTTGAATGAGTAGGCACTTTTAATTGCTACATCTTTCGAAGAAAACACCGCGCCAATATTGCCACTGGTAGGAGCAAATACTTTTTTGTATGGCAAGTCCATTTATATCACCTCCTTCCATCACCAGATAACCTGATTATCTGTCAAGGGGAGGCCAAAAGAAAGGAGGAAATGCCATGCCGTTGTTGCAGGTTGTTGAAGATGATCAGATTTCAAACAAAAAGTATTTAGCGGTCGATGAAGAAGAACTGGCAAAGATGATCAAGGAGAACCAAGAGTTAAAACGCAAGCTAGCAGCACGAGGCATGTGGACGCTCACCACCGCAACAAGCTATGTCGAAGGACATAACA